GGTGCAGGAAGTGGTGGATTTATAACTGATGCACCAAAGACACAACAAGCAACAATTAATGATTATGGAACTTTGTCTTTTTTTAATGACTTTGATGATTCCACTTACAGCTTTACAACAGGAAACAACACACTGAACCCTCCAACCTTAGACAAGATTACTTTAACACTTTATGACAGTGCAGGTGCTTCACTTGGAACACAGGATGTCAGCAACAGACAAGCAGATGGTGGATGGAGTGGCTTGGGCAGTGATATTGGCACAAATCAAGAAAATAAAACAAAGCTTTTGTACTGTGGACTTTTCCCTGCTAATTTAAGAGGATGGTCAGCAACATTTAATGCTAACTTAGCAAACCTTTCTTATTACACAATCCAAGCTTATGACAGCAACAGTGACCCTATGGGTGATGAGTACAGAATTAATATAATTGATGAATGCTTATATACTCCTGTCAGAATCACTTGGTTGAACAGACTTGGCACTTGGGATTATTATACTTTCCAAAAGAAATCAACTAGAAAATTAAACACTAAAAGAAAAACTTACACAAAGCTAAATGGAACTTGGAATGCTGCAACTTTTAACATAAACAGGCAAAGGGGTGGTCAGAAAAATTATGATGTAAGTACACAAGAAACTATCACAGTAAATTCAGATTATATGAGTGAAGCAGACAGTGTGTGGCTAGAACAGCTATTCACAGCACAAGATATGTATATTGTAAAACCATACAACACATATGTTGCAGGAACAGTGACTAATGAGTTTTTAGAGCCTGTAAATTTAACCAATAGTTCATATAAAAGGAAAACAAAACTAAATGATAAGCTGATTCAATACAGCTTTGATTTCAAAAGGGTAACAACAAGAAAAACACAAAGACCTTAATATGTCAGTACAACTAATATTATACCCACAAGATTATAATGGATATCAAGACCTAGGTGCACCACAACAACAAAGTCTTGTTGCTGATGGGACACAGTTCAATTCCTTTTATTCACTTCCATTGGTGTCACTTACAATGTCACCATATCAACACTTGCATGAAATCCCAACAATACTTGGTGGAACACTGTCAACTAATTGGCAATTAAGCAGTTATGTGGGTGTGACAAACCCACCAAGCAGAAATTGGAATGCAGGACTTAACACTTGGGAGGTTAGATTGTATGGTGAAGCAGGATTATCAAGTCCAAGTATTCAAAGTATGTTTCAAAAGTTAACAGGATTGACAATTGGGAAGACTTACACTTGCAGGATATACACAACACAACCTAGACCTTATGGTCAGGCAGGAATGGACAGGGTTTTTTTTAATGTATTACAACCATCTTTTATGTCACCACCAAATTACACAGGATTGGTGTCCCCACAAATCATGGGAACTGACCAACAAGGGTGGTCACAAACTGTTTCATGGATTGCACAAAACACTGAAGAATTTTTATTTTTAAGATGGACTTCAGATAGCACCACTGATTATATTGGAATTGGTGCAGTTGAAGTTTTAGAAGCACAGAGCAATATTTTTAGTGATGGACAGGTTATTTGTGACTTATATAATGAACAAGAAATACCAATCACTTTAAGTGTTGACAGTTTTAAAAATGCAGGTGAAAAACAACAGTCTTATTCCAAGGCATTTAATCTTCCTGCAACAAAACATAATAACTTAATTTTTGAACATATTTTTGACTTCACAAGGTCTTCATCTTCAATCCCTTTGTTTAATCCATACAAGCAAACAAAAGCAACTTATAAGGAAAATGGGATTGTAATATTTCAAGGGTTTTTAAGATTAATAAACATTCAAGAAAAGAAAGGTGAAAGAAGTTACAATGTGAACCTGTATTCTGAAACAACCACACTTGCAACTATTTTAAAGACTAAAACTTTTTCGGATTTATCAAGTGTTTTGGATGAATTGAATCATTCTTTCAACAGAACTGAAATCACACAATCTTGGTATGGCTTATTAAATTTGACAAACCCACTTGGTGCAGGTTCTTTTGCAGGAAATCAAGGGGACACAACAACAGAGGTTATAAGATATCCTTTTGTTGATTGGACAGGTCAAATAAGAGCCACAGCCACACAGGGTCAAGTTGGGAATGGTGCACATGCAGGGATGCCATCAATAGACAGGCTGTCAGATGCTTTCCGACCTTGGATTAATGTGAAGTATCTTTTAAAAAATATATTTCAACAAGCAGGATTCACATATACATCAACATTTTTAGATGGTTCATATTTTAGTGAATTGTTCATGGACTTTAATTGGGGTGCTGATGCTAACCCAACAAATGCAGGTGCTGAAGGTCAAGCACTGTTTATGCCAACTGACCCTGCACAAAACTTTGCAGGTTTAACATGGACAGATATATATTTTCCTTCAGGTGATAGTTTCCCTGCTTCAGCAGGATATGATTCAACAACAGGAATCTTCACAGCACCAAACAACAACACAACTTACAATTTGAATTGGGATATCTACACTTTAAGCAATGATGATGGATGTCAATTTGTTTTTAAGCTAAACTATACACAAGGTGGATTTGCACAGTCAGCAGGTGCAACAGTAGCAACAGCAAATGCAGGTGACCAAGCAAATTTTGCAGGTCAATTTAGCTTCACTATGGATGCAGGTGAAACAGCTTATTTTTCAATAGGAATACAGGGCAATGCAGCACACACAGGGAATCTTCAATCAGTTTCAAGGATATGGGGTGGTGCAGATATTTTAGGTGCAGTTCCGGGAAGTTTATTAAACACATTAAGGGGTGAACTTGGTCAATGGGATTTCTTCAAAGGATTGGTTGATATGTTTAATTTAGTAATACTGCAAGACAAAGGGAATCCAAACAACTTAATTATTGAAACATATAATGATGTGTTCTTAAACAACCCAAATTCTGTTGTGCATGATTGGACTGACAAGGTTGATACAAATGACTTAAAACTTGAGCCTATGAAACTGAAACAAACAACAGTTTTCCAATATGCTGAAGACAAGGATTATCCTTTTAGTGTTTATAAAAATGCAACAGGTGGATATTTGTATGGAAGTTTAAAATGGACTGTTCCACAATACACACTTGTTGAAGGTGAACAAAAGGTTGAAGCAAAGCCATTTTCATCCACACTTGTTAAGCCATTTTTTGAGTATCATCCAACATTTTTCGGTCCCGTCATTTATGGTGCAAATGATGAAGGAACAGAATTTCAAGCAATAGACAATAAACCAAGAATCATGTATAATGTTTCAGGCAATGTTCCTTATGCTATTTCAGGTGGCGCACCTGCACTAACCTACTATATTCCATATCAGAATGGAGTTTCAGGTGCAAATTATACTTCTTATGGTCTGTTTTCACACACTGATGTCGTGCCTTCAACTTCAAGTGATATTGATTTGAATTTTGGTGCTTGTCAATTTGTCAATGGGATGGGGGTTGCACCAACAAACAATTTGTTTTCACAATATTACATGGATTATTTTTATGAACTTTATCATCCTGATACAAGGACATTAAAACTTAAAGTCTTATTAAGTGAAGGGGATGTTTCGGCATTTAATTTCTATGATACTGTGAGAATCAAAAACCGAGAATTTAGAGTTGACAAAATTAATTACAAACCAAAACAGCTATCAACTGTTGAACTTATTTTAATACCTTAATTATGGCAGTACATCAAGCAGGATATCTTAGAGGATTTCAAATAAAACCTTATGAAATAAACCCTTTGGGTGAAGTGCTGTTTACTAATGGAACAGTAAATGACCTAGTACCAAACAGGCAGCAGTGTGAAGCTTATGGGTACACATATGATGTGGCATCAGGGACTTGTAGATTAAACCAGATAAGAACTGATAAAATTCAGCAAAACTTCCAAACAAGGAACATGCAGATTAGTGGAAACAACAACACAGCATCAATTGGAAGCCTTTATGGGATTATGTGTGGAACAGACAATGAAATAAATGGGAATGCAAAGAATAATCTTGTAGTTGGAAGGGATAATTTTATTGCAAATGGAGTGGACAATGCAGTGGTTTTTGGGGTTAACAACAAAGTAACAAGACAGGGTGAATTTGGGATTGGGGGTGGTCAGAATCAAACAACTTATGATTGTGGTGAAGAAGGTGGAACAGGAAGTGTTTATGCAGACAAAAAAATGTCAATTATACAATTGTCAGGTGCTACATGTAATGCTGCTGTTTTAGACTTAACAGTAAATGGTGAATCAGGAAACTTTATTACTGTAAAAAATAACAGTATTTTGGGATATGAAATCCACACAACAAGATTAGAACTTGGTGGAACAGCAGGAACAGCAGGGAATTACACCTACATGCATTCACAAGGGTGTGTGCAGGTTGACAATACATATACAATGACCTTTAGCAGTTTAGCCACAAGGAATATCAATTCAATTGGCGGCAATCATGGTTCTGTTGCAATGCAAGACACATCAGTTTCTGCATTCCCTGAAGACATCAAGTCATTTTCAGTTAGAGTTCATGACAGGGTGAATGTAGTAAACCAATGGAGTTGTGTGGTTTATTTGCATGAATTAATATCAACTAATGTAACATTTTAAATTATAAAAAATGGCAAATACAGAAACATTATATTTTAGTGTCAAGTCAGACATCAAAGACACAGTAGCTGCACAAAAGGAGTGGAACAAACACCTTGAAGAAACCAATCAAGATATTAAGCTGCAAACTGCTGCATTAAATGATATGAAAGCAGAACTTGTAAGGCTTGAAAAGCTTGAAGCAAAGCTAGGCAAAGGAAGTTGGGCAGCTAGTATGGCAGGAACAACAAAAAAGATTGAAAAACAAAAACTTGCAATTAAGGGTGAAACAGTTGCAATGGCAAAGCTAAAAGCAACACAAAAAGAAGCCACAACACAAGTCAATAAGTTCAACAAAGCACAAGATGAACAAAGTAAGGAATTGACTGATGGTATTGGCAATTTTAATGTAATGGGGGTTTCATTAAATGGAATCAGAAATTCATTTGGAAAAATAATCCCTGTTTCAAAGGCTATGTTTGCTTCAGTAAGAGCAGGAATAATATCCACAGGTGTGGGTGCTTTTATTGTAGCAATAGGTTCTTTAATAGCTTATTTTACAAGCACTAAAAAAGGTGCTGACCAACTAAAAGTTGCATTCACTGCAATTGGTGCTGCTGTCACAGCAATAAAAGATAGAATATCCAAATTTGGTGGTGCTATTGTTAAACTTTTTAAGGGTGATATAAAAGGTGCAATTGGTGATGTAAAAGAAGCAACAACAGGACTTATTGATGAAATAAAAGAAGAAGTAAAAGTAATGAGCCAATTGGAAAAAGCATCACAAAGATTAAGAGATGCTGAAATGGCATTTGGAATAACAAAAGCAGAAACAAGAAAAGAGATTGAAAAGGCAAGACTTGCAGCAGAAGATGAAAGTTTATCTGCACAAGAAAGATTGAAAAACCTAAAAATTGCCTTGGAGTTAGAAGAAGAAACAACACAGAAAGAATTGGAGTTGGCAAGGGAAGCTGTAAGGATTCAAGAGATGCAAATGAAACAATCTGAAAATATGGTTGAAGATGAACAGAAACTTGCAGACCTTAGAGTTGCTTTAATTGAAAAGGAAACAGGGTCAATGAAAATGAGAAGAAGGGTAATGACTGAAGTAAATTCTTTTGAAAATGAAATAGCAGCAGAAGCAAAAGCCAGAGCAGACCAAAAGAAAGCAGATGATGATGCAAGACAAGCTGAAATTGATGCTGCTAATTTAAAAAGACAAGAAGAAGCAAAGAAACAAGCAGATGAAAAAGCAGCAGCAGATTTAGCACTTAAAGAATTGCAAGATGAAAATATGTTGGCAGAAATTGAAGACCTTAATGAAAGAGCCTTGGCAGAACTTGATATTCAACAAAGAAAAGAAGAAGACAGTCTTAGACAACATGCTAATTTCTTACAGCTAAAAGAACAGCTAGACATAAAATATGAAAATGCAAGAAAGGCTTTGACTAAACAGGAATTGACTTGGGATAAAATTACTACAAAAGAAAAGTTAGGCTTGGCAAGTGATGCCTTTGGTCAGCTTTCAAAAATAATGGGTGAAGAAACTAAGGCAGGAAAAGCAGCAGCAATCACACAAGCCACCATTCAAACTTATTTGGGTGCAACACAAGCATTCACCTCTTTGTCTGCAATCCCTGTTGTCGGTCCCGGCTTGGGAATTATAGCAGCAGGTGCAGCAATAGCAGCAGGATTTAAAAACATAAAAGCAATAAGACAAGGGTCAGAAACAGAGCCTGATGCACCTGACTTAAACCTTGATTCAGCAAGTGTGGATGCACCTATTCAAGCACCTTCAGCAGAAATGATGAGTGGTGCATTTAGCCTTGGTGGTGGTGCAGAACCTGACCCTGTTCGTGCCTTTGTGGTGACGGATGAGATGTCAAATTCACAAGAACAATTGGGTGAAATTAGAAGAACAAGCACCCTTTAAAATTAGGCATTTTAAGCGTGTTTAAGCGATTATAAGCATTCTTTAATATATGACTATCAAAAAGAATATAACGCCGAAACACTAGAGACGAATGCTTTTAAAAAAAATATTATGTTAAATTATAAAAACAGCAAAAAAACACACAAAATCAAACAAATATTAACTTAATCTATATATACATATGCCTTGTACAAAATGTGAAAACGGAAAATATAAATGGGGTGAAACAGGTGGTTGTGACTATGACACTTTAGAGGAATGCCAAGATGCAAATCCAGACCACAATTATGAAGAAATGAAACCCACTTCAATTGTTGAACTTGTAATTGCAGAAGACAATGAAGACCTTGCAATTGACTGCATATCTTTAGTATCTGCACCTGCAATTGAAGAAAACATGGTTTACATGTCAAAAGCAAAAAACAACTTAACCTTAGCAAAAATTGACAAAGAAAAAAGGGAAATAATTTCACCTGCTTTAATCCCTGACAAAAATATTTACAGATATGATGCTGACACGGATTCAGATTATTATGTGTATTTCAGCAAGGAAACTGTCAAGAATTGTGCTTATAGTTTTTTAAAAAACAACAATCATCACAAAGCAACTTATGAACATAAGGACAGAGTTTCAGGAGTTTTGACAGTTGAAAGTTGGATAATTGAAGACCCTAAAAAAGACAAATCAACCTTATATGGATTCTCACTAAAACGAGGAACATGGATGGTGAAAATGAAAATCACAAATGATGATTTGTGGAATAAAATCAAGGAAGGTGAAATTAGCGGCTTATCAATTGAAGGATATTTTACTTCAAAATACCAAGCCATGCAGTCACAAGAACCAACAGATGCTGAAATTTTATCAGCTTTGAATGAAATCATTCAAGAAAATCAAACAAAAACCAAATAACTCTATTATATTAAAAAAGAAACCATGGACATTAAAGAAAGAATACTACTAGCATTAGGCTTGAACAAAGCTGAAGAACAAATCAAATTAGAATGGCAGTCAAAATCTGAAGATGGGGGAACAATATATGTTTCTACTGCTGAAGAATTAGCCGAAGGTGTGGATGTTAGCGTCCTTACTGAAGATGGCACAACAATCCCTTTGCCGATTGGTACTTATAAAACCGACACAGGTGTAAGTTTTCGTGTGGATGTGGAAGGTGTTGTGGGTGCTGTTTTAGAAACAGAAAGTGAAGAAGCTGAAACACCAAAAGAAGAAGTTGAAGAAGTTGAAGCAGGTGAAGACAGAGGTGAAGATGATGATGAAGTTGCAGTTGACGATTGGGAAGGGATGGAAAAAAGAATCAAGAACTTAGAAGATGCCATTGCTGACATCAAGTCAAGACTTGGTGAAGATGATGGTGAAGAAGAAAGTGAAGAAGAAGAACTAAGTGAAGAAGTTTCAGAGCCAAGCAAAAACCCAAGAACTAAAACAACTAAAACAACAGAAACAATTGAATTTTCAGCAGAAGATGAAATTAAAAAGCTAAAAGCAGAAAATGAAAAGCTAAAAACAGAATTAGCGGCAAGTCCTGCTGAAGCACCTATTAATACAAATAAATTTAGTTCTGAAAGAGCTGCTGTATCAAAAAAACAATACAACAGAATGACAAAACAAGAACGATTTTTATATAACTTAAACAAATAAAAAATTAATTTAAAAACAAAAAAAAATGGCATTAACAACAACATCAAACTTTCGTGGAAAAGCAGCCGGATTCTACATCAGCGCTGCACTTCGTGAAGCAAAAAGTTTAGACTTTTTAACTATGATTGAAAATATCAAGTTTGAAAGTAATATACAAAAAATGGATGCAACAGGAATGGTGCAGAATAGTGCATGTAATTTTACTGAAGCAGGAACATTAGCGTTGACCGAAAATGTTCTAAAACCTAAGAATCTGATGGTGAACACAGATTTATGTAAGGCTGACTTATTGGATTCATGGGAAGCGTTGCAAATGAGAGCAGGTGCAGGAGCACCACCACCAGCATCATTCACTGACTATGTAGTTTCTTACTTAGGACAAATCATCTCAGATGCAGTTGAAGGTGATGTGTGGGTAGGGAATGCAGGTGCAGGTAGATTCTTAGGTTTCTTAGATGCAGGTGCAGGAACAATTGCAACAGGTGCAGGTATTGTGGCTTCTACTGCAACAGCACCTTATACAGCAGCAAACATAATTGGAAATTTACAGCAATTAGTGACTGATTGGTCAGGTTCAACAGCAGTAAACACTATGTACAAAGATGACACTTACATCTATATGAACAAAAAGACTTATTCATTCTATATTGCAGCAATTTCAACATTAGGATATGTGAATGCTTACAACATGAATGGTGATTATGAGCCTGTGTTTGAAGGACATTCGATTGCTGTGTGTCCGGGAATGGCAGATGACAAAATGGTTGTTGCTGAAAAGTCAAATCTTTTCGCAGGGACTGATTTGTTAAGTGACCAAACTAGAATAGCAACTATGGACATGGCTTCTCTAGATGGTAGCGATAATTTAAGAGTTGTTGCAAGATATTCAATGGGTGTACAAACAGGAATCAACACTGACATTGTTTATCAATCATAATAAAAATAATTTATAAAAGTAGGGGTGTAAAAACCCTTGCTTTTTAACCTTTTAAAACACTAAACGATGGCATGTACAGCATTAACGAGGGGTCGCCCATTAGATTGTAACCGAGTTTCAGGGGGTGTGAAGGAAATTTACTTTGCAGTTTCAGACCAAGTTACATCAACCACTGAAGCATCAGGAGAAATCACTGAAGTGAACATGGGTGCAAACAGTATTTACAAATATGTTGTACCAAGAGGTGCAACAACAGTATCAGAAACTATCACAGGTTCAACGGAAAACGGAACAATTTTCTACACACCGACTGTGACTATGGTTCTAAACAAACTGACAAAAGAAGACCAAAATGAGTTGAAGCTTCTCGGTCAGACACAAGTAATAATTTTTGCATTATTAAATGCAACAAAAACAAGTAATGGTCAAAATGTAATACTTTGCTTAGGAAGAACAAATTTCATGCAATTAAATGCAGGGTCAGAGGATAGCGGAGTAGCCTTTGGCGACCGTAATGGTTACACCCTTACATTTGATGGTCTCGAGGAAGTTCCTATGGGAATTTGTAAGGATTACACGACAGACCCATTTGACAATTTAGGTGCATCAGGGGTTGCAATACCAATTGTATCATAAACATAACTTGTAGTTTTTATATATTTCATGGATTAGAGGGCATATGCCCTCTTTTCTTGTTTAATAAGCAAATAAATGGATAATATTTCTATTATATTATTATGATACAAGCAGTGATGGACACTAATTTTAATGCTTTTGTAAACACTGAAGCAAACAGGATAGATACTGCACTTGTCTTGTCAGGAACACCACAAAACATTCAGTATTTGTGTAAGTTTACAAATGACATGAGTGGAAAAGTTTATTATGCTTATGCATATGAACCTTTGACACATCCAAGATTCACACAGCTTCCATTTTATTATAATGTTTCACCAAATATAT